ATTGTGACGGATGCGCCCTGCAGCTTTACGATTGCAAGCGCCGTTACGCCAAAGTCCAAGTCGGCGAGAAAGTGTATTGTCCAGACGGCACAGCACATCTAGTCGATACTGACTAAACAGAAACACTGTTTTAACAGCAAAAAGCGTATATTCCACCTGCAGAAAAGCGACTTACTGCTAGGCAAGGCTCATCATTTACTGCTGAAAGCCGGTAGGAGGGATAGAGCAGATGCCTAAGAAGAAGAAAGAAGAGAAACCGAAACCTGAAGAAACGAAAGTTTAATACGATAACGTTTAGAGTCTGAAGTTCTAACTTCCTTCTTCCTTTTTCTATAACGCTTCTTCACTTTTTTGCGGACAAGCGGATAAGCGGACAACATCCCGAGGTGTGTCCACACAATTTTTATCGGTTCTAAACTGCATAAATCAGCATTCTTTTAGGGAAAAGCGCTGTTTCCACAGATTTGGTATTCCTGTTTTTCTTCGCTGATACCTCTGGAACTTATCTGCTCGTCCGCTTATCCGCAACTATGGATTAAGCTCTGGACCACGATAATGCGGAATATGCCTAGCCGAATTGACGCTTAGAGCAGGCGAAGTAAAGTTGACTATGACTCTGAGTAGCTCGTTGCGGAAGCCCTGGACCGCAGTTTCAAAAGCCAACCGTGATGCTGAGCCTTTGGTGATAAACATGTCGCCCAGTCGGTAGTCAAAGGCGCCAAACAGGAGACCGCCAGATGCAGCCACCAAGGCACGGAGACAAGCTAGGTTAAGGGCAACCATTTTTGCCCAGCTAAAGCGTTCGTCAGTCTCAGTAAGGCTCTGACCAACGATTGAGTTAACATAAAGGTTGGCGTAGTCAACGTGCACCTGAAGTGAAGTTTGGGAGACAGCTAAACCAAAAATGGTATAGTTACCACTTGCATCGGCTCCTGAAGCATTCAAGACGCCTTGAACATCACTTACGGTAACGTAAACTGTTGACGTGATTTAGCACCTTATTAGTTTAAAGAAGCAAAAAGGGGAAACTGAAAATAGTGTGCGATTGGTCGCTTTAGCTTGTTGCTAGGTCTGTTATGGCGCAGATGCATTCGCCGTTCAAGACTATTGGTGCATACCTAGTGCTCAGGAGAACGTCTACGGAGTCGAATTCTTTTTTGAGTTCGGTGTCGCTTGCCAGTGGGCGTTTTATTTCGCCAGCGCTAAAGAAGGATGACAAGAATTAAGATATGGAGGAGGCTTGAATCTTTAGTCGCTGTTTACGAAGTAACCCATAGGCGCATAGCTGGCGCTCAAGTTCTTGCCAGTTGAAACCATGTAGGCGGTGCCTGCTGGAACCACGTTGCTTTCGTAGATGTCATAGCCGTAGACTTTGCCCATCGCTCCGTTCTGCACCACTGGGTCGCCGTATTGGCTGTAGAGGGTGAAGGTTGGTAGGTACTTGAGGTCGCGCGTGTTGATGGGGTTCATTAGGAGGCCGTCGGGGATGAAGTTGGCGCTCTTGATTTTGGTTTCAGCTGCCAAAACATCTTTACTGCCTACAGTGTTTGCAAGGGTTATCTCGGTACCTGTGGCGCCCATTGTTTTGCCTGTAGCTGCTATGCTGAAACCTGCACTGTTAGCGATAACGGTTAAGCAGTCGCTATCGATGGTGAAAGCCATGCGTCTGGCTAATCTGCGGAGTTGGTCTTCGATGACTGGGATGTAGAGGTCTTCGATGTTTTCGCGTGTGATGCGTTCTCTTAGTGCCTTCTTGTAGGGTGTTACTGTGGCGTAGTCGTATGGTGTGAAGTCAAGGGGCATTTCTGCGCCCTCCGCCACTTCTCCAATGGCTGCTGATCGGCTGCCTTTCTGCTTTACGAAGCTGGCGGTTTTGCCCTGCACTAGTGGGAACTCGGGGAATAGGTTCTTGACTACTAGGGCGGGCATTGTGAGTTCTAGGATTTTGGCGTGAAGCTGCGGATACGCTATGGCTCCTGTGTCTACCCAAGTGAAGGCATCTCTAATCATAGACATACAAATTCACCTATGGTAGGCAGCTTAGCAAAGCGTAGACGACGGTGTCAGTGCCTGAAGTTAATGCTCTGCCGATCCATTGTTCGGTTTTGTCGAGTTCAGTCTGTACGGTAGCTTGAACGTAAGATGCTGGGGCAGTAATGGCGGCGATTCCAGCTACTGCTCCGTTTGCCCAACTTGTGATTCGTTGGCCTGCTGAAACAGCGCCAGAAACAGTAACTCGAACTAAGCCTCTGCAGATGACGGTTATTTTTTTGCCAGCAGTTCCGCTTGTTAAAGCTACGCCGATGACGTCTTTTCGGACGCCGTCGGTTGCTTTGACTTTAGGGAGGTAGCCTGCGGCGCTGATGTAGACAACGTTTCCTGCATTGACTGTTGCCCCAGAATCAACTTCAGCTGTGATGAGATAGCGGTCGCTAATTAGTGCTGTTGTTCCTTCTAAACTCATGTTGGGTCACCTATTGCATGCCTTTGAGTTTGCTGTTGGCTTTGAGCAGGTCTTGGAACCAGCCCAAGTTAGCGCCTTGAACTGGCTCTTGGGTTGCGATTATGCCCAGTCCTTTAGGAGCCTGCTTAGATGCAGCTGGCTTATTGCATGCGTCTTCTGAGGCGTCTTCTGAGGATTCGCTGAGTTTACGGGACAGCTCGTTAAGCTTCTGAGTTAACGCCTTCTTAGTCGCCCGCTTGCCGACTTCAGCGTCTATCTCGGCGATTTTGGTTTTTATGCCCTCGATTTCAGCGTCAGACGCCGTCTCGATTTGTTTGTTGAGGCTCTGCATCTGATCCATAAGCTCCTGATAAGTCAAGTCGCCTGCTTTCTTTCCAGCAACCAAACTCGAATTTGGCTGTGTTTGAGCTTGAACAGACGAAGCATTTGCCTCACCCTCTGGGTGTGACATTTGCTTCACCTTATCGTCTTTGCTTTTGGTTTTGTTTTCAGGTTCTTGCAGGTCTCCCTTAGAACCCACATCTTTGTTACCTCTCGATAACTGTGAAAGAGCCATAGCCGCAGCAAAACCCACAGGGTGAAAAGCGGTGTTCTTGTAGGCTGGGCTGGCCACTATGCTGAGTTCGCGGACTCGGGGTTTGTGGACAATCTCCCAGGCGCCAGAGCACAGATGCGTTAAGATGCCTTCTATGCGGGTCTGCTTGCCGCAGACGCTGCATTCTGTGTCGTCGCTGTCCACCTGAACGCTAACGTGGTTAACGTAGCCTCGCAGTATTTTTGGAATGATTGAAGGTTCCCCAACTTCCGCTTGGAAGAAGACTTGGTTGCCGCTGCGAATAGCCTCAGGAACCTTACCGACGATGCTCAAAACGGATTCGGCGTGGTCAATTCTTAGCTGGGCACCTTTGAGCGATGCGGTGAAGAAGTCTAAATCCTCTGGCGGCACTTGCCACTTGTTAGCATTAACTGAAGTATCAATAGCCGTGCCCTCGATTGGCAAAATGCCCTCTTTGAGCGCTAGGTCTGTGTTTATGCCTTCGGCTGCCTTGAAGGGCACATAATACTTCAGTTGAAAAGTCATGTTCTCACTCGTAAATTTGTTTTAGCTCACTTGTCTTCATCCATGCGTTGAGCAATCGGCGGCGCTTCTCGTTGAACGCTTGGTAATCAAGAAGGCTGGAAATCTCGGTTTTGAAGTGCTTATCTAGAAATGCCCTGGCTTCTTGCTGGCTCTTGAAGACGGCTTTGTCGAATAGGAATGCCTGAATTTCCCATCGTTGGCAGCCTCGGAAGCGGCAGAACATCACCTGCACACCCGCCGTTAAGAGCTTGAGTCTACTTCGTTCAAGCTCCCTGCTGCTTTCAAGCACAGTGAATTTTATGGTGTCTTGAGTTTCAGAAAAGCCAATCATTAGGTCAAATCACCTTAAGGATTTTTGATTGTTCTCCATTTTTCCAACTGATTTGCTCTTTCCAATTCGGTAATTAGGGAAATCTATTAGTACAACTTATGCGGAGATGTAAATGCAGTCTTTTATGAACAGATCAGAAGCGGTAGCTGTCCTGCACGAAATTTACGATTTATTAAAGGAATCTGTAACAATGAATCAGGTTTCCTTGGATGACAAGTCTCAATTAGTTAAGAATGGCAACGGTTACGAGATTAAGATGCAATGCATATTCGACGAGGACTGCTGGGATGGAGTTAAGCCCATTTTGGAGAGACATGGGTTAGGAATGAGATTGGCGGATGGTTTTGTGATTATTTACTCTCTCTCTCTCTCTCTCTGCAAAATCGTAAGGTATTCGCTTAGCTTTCTCTTACCACAGTGCATTTGCAGTGGGGATGCATGTTTGGCATGAACATGTCATCGCTGACAAATTCGCCATAAGGAAACATTTCCAGCAGATCGTTGGGGTATTCCACTTCGTAGACTTCGCTGTCGAAGTCATCGCAGTTTTCGCATAGGTTAGGCGATGCTGGGTTTGTGTGATAACGCCAAACTGAGCGACTCGCGGCAAGAGTCTGCTCGAATGCTTTGAAGGCTCTAAACGCTGCAACAGCACACACGATGTTATGGGTTGAGTTCAGCGATGACGTAGGCTTTGCCCCCTGCCTGAATCATAGCCTTGCTCGGGGAGCTATACGGTTTTTTCTGTGCCTGATCCTGGCTTTGAGTAATGGTTGCTGGATCGTCAACGGTGCCAGGTAAATCAATAACCGGAATATCTTTCAAGTCCTTAGGCAGCGCTTCGGCAAACCCAAGTTGAGCTCTCGCTTCACTGCGGGCGATAATGTTTCTGCCCGCCAAGTCAGTGAGCAGTTTTGCTTTCTCTGCAAGGCTCGGCTCCCAAATGGGGCGCCACTTTATGTGTGGAATCTCTTTGCCCTCGCCGAATTTGGCGTCAACCAACTCTTTGAAGAGGCGAGTTTCGGTTGTATCCCCAAAATTCTCTTGCAGCATCCGCAGGCGGGAAACGTATTCTTGCATGACTATGTCGGCTGTGGCTCGGTTGGTGCCTTCGCTTTCGCCTAAGAAGATTTTGGGGACGCCCAATACGGCTTGCCGCTGGTCATGCAGGTACTTGATCCACCAGTCAACGTTGATTTGGCGAGTCATGCTCTGCATGCTGCTAACGTCGATATCGCCCCTAACAACCACATCTGTGGCAGGTCCACGCTTAGCAAAGGTTTCTTGAAGGGCTTCTCGCTGCGGGTCAGTGAAGGGACGTTCGGGCGTGCCTGCCTTGATTACTAACATTGGTTTGGTATATACGGCCATGATGGTTGCCATGTCCCGTTGGAAACTGTCGATGTAAGCTTGAATCAATAGCAATGGACGCAGCAAGCTAGTGCCATAGCTGTATTCATACCACCAGCTTTTCGCTCCGTACTTGTAGTGGACGATGTCTTGGGCTGGGAAAGCTACAGGCGGAAACGTCAGTAGCTGGATGTAGCCGAAGACGTTGCCATACTGATCTCTTCTCACTCTGATGTGAACTGGGTCTAAGCTTTTAAGCCACCAATCCTCAGGCGGCGTCAAAACGTTGCCTTTCTCATCTTTGTCTCGGCAAATCTCAAACTCGCCATTCCCAAACACCAATTCGTCAGTTAGCGTGATTCTTGCGGTCAAAAGGAAATCGTGCTCATCAAGCCAGTCGGAGAGCCATTGCCGAATTTCTGGTGTGCTGCCTTCAAGCTCGAAGCCGTTGCTTAGGGTTAGGTTGACTGTTACGTCGATACTGGCTTTAATGTAGGGCGTGAAATTGTAGAGGTCTTTGTATTTCGGCAAGTCCTCAACGGGGGTTGCGCCCCAGATGCGATCCCAAAACGCCGTGTAAGGCGGCGAGATGA